GAATAGTCATGGCATGGTCAGACGTACTCAAGGCAGTCATCCCAATCGTGGTGGCTGCACTCGCTTGGCTACTGGGGCAGGTTGCATCCTTCTCTGAGCGTCTGACCAAGATCGAAGGGCAGATGCCCGCGCTCATCACCAAGGAAGGCGTGCCCACCGACAGCCCCATCAGCGCGGAGCGCAGGGCAATCATGAAGGAGCAGATTTACAAGGACATCAACGACCTTCAGGTGAAGGTCAAACTCCTTGAAGAGCGCGAGAAGTTTCTGAAGGGGAACAAGTAATGCTGTCACTCATCTCGACCCTCGGTGGTCTGCTGATTTCGGGCCTGCCCAAGTTGATGGAGTATTTCCAGAACAAGGCAGACCAAGCCCATGAACTGCGTCTGGCGCAGATTCAGACCGAGCGGGAACTCCAGTTGGCAGCGGCAGGGTTTGCCGCTCAGGCCCGGATGGAGGAGATTCGCACCGAACAGGTGGCCATGGAGACCGACGCCCGGATGACCGAGGCTGCGCTGGATCACGACAAGAAGGTTCTGGAGAAGGCGTCGCGCTGGGTTGCCAACTACGTCGGCACGGTGCGCCCCACGGTCACCTACCTGTTCGTGATTGAATTGATCGCGCTCAATGCCTTCATGGCGTGGTATCTCTGGAACCACCCGGAACTGATTCGGAGCGTGGACGACGTGATCCGCTACTCGGACCTGATCTTCTCCAGTGACGAGATGGCCATGCTCGGCGGCATCATTGGTTTTTGGTTTGGCTCCCGCCAGTGGAATAAGAAGTGAAGCTGAGCAAGGTAGGCGAAGCCCTCATGCACAAGTATGAGGGATTTAGGAGTAAACCCTACCTTTGTCCCGCCCACATCTGGACAATTGGCTACGGCCATGTCCTGTATCAAGAGCAGATCAGGCTCCCGGTCATCCGCAAGGAAGGTTACACCGGGGCGATCAGGAAGGAATACCCGCTGCGAGGAGAAGACCATCGTGTTTGGACCAAGACGGAGATCGACGAACTATTCCACGTTGATGTCGTCACTTTTGAACGTGGTGTTCTTCGACTTGTTCCCGGCGTATCTGGCCGTCAAGGCAGCTTTGACGCTCTGGTCAGTTTTGCCTTCAATGCAGGGCTAGGCAACCTTCAGCGCAGCCAAATCAGGATGCGTGCCAACCGCGATGACTGGAACGGAGCGGCAGACGCCTTCCGCCAGTGGACGATGGGTGGTGGCAAAGTCCTGCCGGGTCTGGTAAAACGGCGCGAAGCCGAGATTGCCCTTTTCTTGTCTTGACACGAGAATACGGTTATGCCACTCCAGAAAATCCTCTTCAAGCCCGGAGTCAACCGCGAGAACACTCGGTACACCACCGAAGGGGGTTGGTACGAGTGCGACAAGATTCGGTTCCGGCAAGGTAATCCCGAAAAGATCGGGGGTTGGGCACCTTTCTCAAGCAACACGTTCATGGGCATCTGCCGGTCGCTTTGGAACTGGGTGACACTTGGTGCCGAAAACTTGGTGGGTGTTGGCACAAACCTGAAGTTCTACATCCTCAAAGGCAACGACTTCTACGACATCACACCAATTCGTAGGACAGTTGTCTTGTCTAACCCCTTCACGGCTACGCTGAATTCCAGCATTATCACGGTCAGCGAGGTGGATCATGGCTGTGTAGACGGCGACTACGTGACGTTCAGCGGCGCAGGTATCACTGGACTTGGTGGCAACATCACCGCAGGTGTGCTGACGGGCACGTTCCAGATAACGTACGTCGATCTGAACACGTACTCGATTACGGTGTCCGCCACAGCAAACGCCACCGATGTGGCGGGCTCTCCGGGTGGTGGGTCCGTAGTCACGCAGTACGAGACTAATACAGGTGCCGCGTTTCAAGTGCCGCTCGTAGGTTGGGGTGCGGGTCCTTGGGGTGGGGGTACGTGGGGTAACGGGCTTGAAACTTCAACTAGCCTTCAGTTGTGGAATCAGCGCAACTTTGGTGAAGACTTGGTGTACGGCCCTCGTGGTCAAGGCGTGTACTACTGGAACGCCAGCGTAGGTTACGCCCCCGTGCAGATCACCATCAGTATCGGTGCACCGGGAGTCATCACAATGCCGGTGGGGTTCTCGTTGCCTGATGGCACAGCCATCACGTTTACGTCTACTGGCGCGTTGCCCACTGGCCTGACCGTTGGTCAGGTGTACTTCGTGGTGAATTCCACGGGTGGTACGTTCAACGTGTCCACATCCATTGAAGGCACACCGATCACAACATCAGGTACCCAGTCTGGTACTCAGCGCATTTCCCAGCGCGGCGTTGATATTGCAGATGCGGGCGATGCAGATGCTCCGCTGTTCCAAAACTTCATTGAAGTTTCGGATGTGTCCCGGTTTGTGCTGGTATTTGGCACGAACGATTATGGGCAGACGTACCTTGACCCCATGTTAATTCGGTGGTCAGACCAAGAAGACCCATACACATGGACGCCCGCAGCCACCAATCAGGCCGGTAGTTTGCGGTTGTCTCAAGGTTCCGAGATCGTCTGTGCGCAGCAGATGCGTCAGGAGATTGTGGTCTTCACCGACTCTTCCGTGTACTCGCTGCAATATGTGGGTGCGCCGTTTGTTTGGACCGCACAGATTCTTGGCTCTAACGTGTCCATCATCGGCCCCAACGCAAGTGTCGTTGCATCTGGTCGGACTTATTGGATGGGTGTAGATAAGTTTTATGTCTACGACGGTCGGGTGCAGACGCTCAACTGCGATTTGCGCCGCTACGTTTTCTCGGACTTCAACACGCTGCAATCCCAGCAGGTTTACGCAGGTACCAACGAAGGGTTCAACGAAGTCTGGTGGTTCTATTGCTCGTCGGGTAGCACCGTCGTCAATCGCTACGTAATTTACAACTACCTAGAAAATATCTGGTACTACGGCACGATGGGGCGCACGGCGTGGTTGGACTCTGGCCTGCTGCCGTATCCGATTGCGGCCACATACAACCAAGAACTTGTGCAGCACGAAGACGGGGTGAACGCCACTGATTTGGGCAACGTAACCCCGCTTGAGGCATACATATCGTCTTCTGAGTTTGACATTGGTGACGGGCACAACTTTGGGTATATCTGGCGGGTGCTGCCAGACCTGACGTTTACTGGGTCATCTTCTAGCCCAACCCCTGCGGTTACGATGACACTGTACCCCTTGCAAAACTCTGGTTCGGGCACGGGCTACCCAGCGGCAGCAGGGGTTACCAAAGGGTCCAACTACGTCATTACGGAAGAGTTCACCGGGCAGGTTTACACCCGCGTGCGTGGACGGCAGTTGATCTTCAAGATTGCTTCGACTAATCTGGGTACAACGTGGCAGCTTGGTGCACCGCGCATCGACATTCGTCCTGATGGCCGGAGATAAATGTGGCCACTCAGATTGTTACCACGGAGTTTTCGCTTGATCGACCGGCTGCACCCAACCTGCCACTGGCCCCTCCTCAATATGACTCACGCTATCACGAGGCCTTCAACAACGTCCTGCGGTTGTACTTCAACCGCCTAGACAATTTTTTGGCAAAACTCATGGCCGACACGTCCACACTTCCAATTTCTATCGGCGGCACCAACGTAGACGCCTTTGGACGGTTGCGTGTCAGCCAACCCTATACGCTCTTTGACAGCCAAAACCGCTACGCCGCAGACAACCAGTTTGATGTAGCCACGACCGGCACGGGCACGACGACATTCCTGTCCAATGAAGCGGCAGTGAAGATGGAGGTCACGGCGGGTGGTGTCGGCTCTGTAACCCGTCAATCCTATCGCTCGTTCCCGTATCAGCCGGGTAAAGGTTTGTTGGTGCTTGCCACCTTCGTGATGGACAGCAGCATGAGCCTGAACCTCACGCAGCGGGTGGGCTACTACAACGATAGCAACGGCGTGTTCTTCCAACGCATCGACGGGACTTACTCGTTTGTCCTGCGCTCCTCAACGTCTGGCTCACCCAGCGATGCCCGGACGGTCAATCAAGATGACTGGAACGGTGACAAGTTGGACGGCACCGGGGCTTCCGGGTATACCCTAGACCCCTCCAAGGCTCAGATTCTGTGGATGGACTTTGAGTGGCTGGGCGTTGGGTCGGTGCGGTGCGGCTTCATCATCAATGGCGAGTACATCGTCTGCCACACATTTAACAACGCCAACGAGATTACTGGCGTCTACATGACCACGGCCATCCTGCCAGTGCGGTACGAAATCAAGACCGTGACCTCTGCGGTGGCGGCTTCGATGAAGGCCATTTGCTGCTCAGTTGTCTCCGAGGGTGGGTTTGAGCAGACCTCCATCGACCATGTGGCGCGACGCACCACAATCTTGGGCACCATCGGCACGACTTTCCTCCCGCTCGTCTCTATCCGGCTTGCATCTACCCGACTCGGTGCGGTTGTCCTTCCCAACCGGGTTCAAGTCTTACCCACGACCAGTCAGAACTACGAGGTGGCGCTCATCAAGAACCCCACCCTGACGGGCGCTACTTGGGCGGCTACTGTACCTTCAGACTCGAATGTCGAGTTTGATGTGGCTGCTACGGCGACCACGGGCGGCACCATTGTGCAGACGGACTATGTGACTGCTTCTGGTTCGGGCGGAGTGCAGAACACCAGTCTGCCAAACGATTACAACTTTGACCTTCAACTGGGCGCGTCAATTGCCGGGGTCAGCGATATTTATACCGTTGCCATCAGAACTGTGTCTGGGGCAACCACGGGCGACGCGGTTGGGTCGCTTTCCTTCTACGACCTAACACAATAAAATCTGTTAAAAGGAGCATGCTATGGCAGGCGGTGGTGTTGGCGAAGCAATGTTGATTGGCGCTGCCGTAGGTGGCGGTTCGGCAGCAATTACGGGTGGTGACCCGCTCAAGGGCGCGTTGCTGGGTGGTCTGACGGGTGGCGTTGGGGCTGGCGTTGCCCCCGCACTTCAGGGGCTTGCTGGTGGTGCGGCTACGCTACCTACCGCCGCTGCGGGTTCGGCGGCTGGTGCTGCCACAGGCGCAACTACGGGTGCTGCCGCTGGAACTGCCGCTGGAACTGCCGCTGGTGCAGGTAGTGCGGGTATCTCGGCGCTACCGATTGCTACCGAACAAGCCGCTGCCAACATCATGTCGCAGCAGCCGATTCTTCAGACAACGCAAAATGCGCTGGCGAGTCAAAATTTGCTCCAGTCTGGTTTGGACGTAGGTGGATTCAACCCTGCACTACAAGCCTCCCAATCCGCGCCCACCAGCTTTCAACTGGCCATGCGGAATCCCGTGGGGTATATCAAAGCCAATCCATTTCTGATGGGGTCTGCCGGTCTTGCTGGTGCCACGGGCGGTCGTCGTCCCATGGAAGAGGAAGAAGAGTACAAGGGCCCGCTGAGCCGCTTCCGCTTCAATCCAGAATCGTATCGTCCTGCGTTCTATGCTGATGGTGGTATTGCATCGTTGCCTTCTGGCTACGACCGTATGGTGGGTGAGACGCCGATGTATCAACGCATGGCCCGTGGCGGCATTTCTGATCTTGGCACCTACTCAGATGGTGGCCGCATGCTGAAAGGTCCGGGCGATGGTATGTCTGACAGCATTCCCGGCGTGATTGCCAACAAGCGCCCTGCTCGGTTGGCTGATGGCGAATTTGTGGTGCCTGCTGATGTAGTGTCCCACCTTGGCAATGGTTCCACCGATGCCGGTGCCAAGCAACTTTATGCCATGATGGACAAAGTGCGTAAAGCACGGACCGGCACCAAGAAGCAGGGGCGTCAGATTAACCCACGTAAGTACGTGCCCGCTTAGAGGAGAACATCATGGCAGGTGGTGGTTACGCTACTGGGGATATGTCGGGCGGCGCGTCTACTGCACCTGCTTCTCGGGCACCCAACCCTTTTCAGTATTCGCCTCAAGGCAATCTGACGGGCATGTATGGAACGCAAGGCGGCGTCTCTGGTTCCGACATGAACAACCTAATTCAACGCAACATGGGTAACTACGGTTACACCGTCAACGCGTTGAACCAAGCAGGTATTGGCCAACCGGACGTTGCGACCATGGCGGGCATTCAGCCCGAGGGCGTCTACACGTTCATGAACCGCCCGTCTCCCTTTGCCGGACAGTTCTACCAACCCATCTACCAGCCTCAGTACTCGTCGTACAGCGCCAGTCCGCAGGCTACGTTTGGGGTAGCTTCCTACGGCACGAACCCCATGATGCGCCAAGACATCATGACCCGTGGGATGCAGACGGTGCCCTACTACGGCTTTGGTGGTGGCAACCTCGACATGTTTGGCATCCCCTCCGTGCGCACGCCGTTCACGTACTACCCACAACAGACTGGTCTTGGCCAAAACTATTCATTTAACCAACGGCGCACCATTCAGCCGGTGAACCCCACTGACCCCCGAGTTGTGTTTGGTGGTGGCGGTACTGGCGGCGGTACTGTTGGGGGTGGTGGGGTCAACATTGGTGGCGGTGGTGGTAGTGGTGTGAATCCAATTGAATACACCCCTATTAATGACACCTTTAGTCTTGATGACTTTACGCGTGGGGCAAACCCACCCGGCGGAACTCAAATGTTCGGTGGTGGCTTTGGTGGTGGGTTTGGCGACAGCTTTGCCATGCCCTACTTCGGCCAACCAGACGTTCCAACCATAGGGCGTGCTCCCATCGTCACCCGCTCCGCACAGGTACGTGGTACCCCCAACGTCATGCGTCGTGCCGAAGGCGGCATTACTGATCTGTTGAAGAAATGAATCTCAGCGTTCGCCCCGTCGATACTACCCACGTCCAACAAGTTTGGCCGTTGGTGGAGCAGTATTTGCAAGCGGCGCTTGAGAAGGACGGAACCTGCACGGACTACAACATCCATCATGTGCAGATGTTTCTGACGACTGGGCAGTGGCTGCTACTTGTGGCGGTGGATGAAGACAATGCGGTGCACGGTGCGGCAACTGTGTCCTTCATCAACTACCCGCTGAGCCGGGTGGCGTTTATTACCGCTATTGGCGGTAAGCTGATTTCCAACGATGAAACGTTTGAGCAACTTAAAACACTGCTCAAGCAACGCGGTGCCACAAAGATTCAAGGCTTCGGACGCGAAGCAATTGTGCGCCTGTGGAAGCGGTACAACTTTGAACCGCGCAACACTTTAGTCGAGGTGACGATATGAGCGGTGGCGGCGGTCCTACACAAACAACCGTAACTCAGTCCAACGTTCCTGATTGGCTGCGCCCCCAAGTCGAGACTGTTCTCGGCGGGGCGATGAAGGAGCTTTTCCAAACGCGAGAAGTTCCCGGCGTTGATGGTGCGCCCAGCACGTATGAGATCACGGGTACCAAACCCTTTGTTCCATACAGCGCCAGCCCTCGGGACTACGTAGCGGGCTTCAGCCCCCTGCAACAGCAGGTGCAGTTCAACGCTGCCAACCTGCAAGTACCGCAACAGTTTCAACAAGGCACCGGATTTGCCCAAGCTGCGGGTATGGGTGGACTTGGCACGGCTGCGCAAGCCGCAGGTTACGGCGGTGCTGGATTTGAGTCCGGGCAGATAGGGCAGCAACTTGGTCTTGCTGCTGCGCAACAAGCTGAAGCCCGAGCACGGGCTGCTGAACAAGCCGCCGCTG